ACTCCCCTTCCTGGGATCGAACCAGGGACCAATTGATTAACAGTCAATCGCTCTACCGCTGAGCTAAAGAGGATTGAAGGAGGGCGCTGTTTCTAAAATACAGACCTTTTGTATTCCCTCCAATGGAGAATAGGAGACTCGAACTCCTGACCCCCTGCGTGCAAAGCAGGTGCTCTACCAACTGAGCTAATTCCCCTTGAGAATAACCGCTACTCGTCAGCAGCGGTGGCATCGAGAAGGATCCCACTTCTCTCTCACATGGGTTGGATTTCCGATTCTTTTTTCTCTCGGAGATGTGAGCACGGGTGTCGCCATCCCGTTTAAGCCAAACAACGGACTTGAACCGTTGACCTACGGTTTACAAAACCGTTGCTCTATCCAGCTGAGCTAGTTTGGCGTTTGAGTTGAAAGTATTTCTTATAGTATCTAGACTTGATTTCATCAATCACTTCTTGATCTTCAAAGAAACCCATGTATTTGAGGAGTTGGGATGACCCCTCTAATTCACTGATCAATCTTAACACATTGACTGGTGTAACGTCAAGTCCTCCAGGAGTCCATTGAGTGTGATCATTCATTGACGTAAAGGCCACGGACCAAAGTAATCTTCTTTATCTAGTTCTAGATATTGATACAATGCAATGTGTAGGTGCCAATAACGAAGATACCAATCAGCAATCAGACCATACATCGGAAGTTCGTGATAGTCATTTTCATTCTGATGAAGCATCCTGATCAATTCATCTTTATTCATAGGTAGGAGAGGAGGGACTTGAACCCTCACGAAGTTTACCTTCAACAGATTTTAAGTCTGGTGCGTCTACCGATTCCGCCACACTCCCATCAGATTCCCAAGTAGGAGGATGAAAAGCACAATACTCATTGAATGTGATCTTCATCTCCTTATCAGTAAGGTTAGCATTTCTTGCCGCTTTTGGCAAATTCCATTTGGCATGGAATAGCATTTCCATTGACTGTCGGGTTTCGGGTCTCATAAAGTTGAATAGAGATGGTTGTAGCGAGGCGTCTAGGAGTTTGACAATTGCCTTGCCTCGCTGACTTATGTATTATACATTCTCTTGGTCCATACTGTCAAGGACTTGTTTTTGAAACTCTTCCACTTGCTCCTTGACTTCATCTGGAATAAGAGATTCCTGCTTGACGGGCACACACATTACTGCATCACCATTAGGACGCTCAATACGCCAAACGATATTGTTTCGGTTGGCAACATCAATACAAAATTCCATGTAGTCATGAAACTCTTGCTCAGTAATTACGATTGGTTGATTGATCATGCTTCAGAAAAACAATAAGTGCGCTCATCGGGATTGGTGATGTCTTCAATAGTAGAGACAGTTTCAGCAAATCCTTCAGATCCTTCGCGATCCCATTTCCAAGTGACTGTCTTTACATCACCTTCACTAGACTCGATCTTGACTTCGCGCTTAGAGAAGTTGATGTAGACGTGCTGGAGGGTTTCCATAGGACTCCTGTGTTGACCCTCTTATTATAGCACAGTCAGTTGAGGAAGATGCTGGTTGCGGTCAGTTTCATAACTGCCCCTGCCGTGAGGGTCATGGCACCGCCTGCCTCCATGGTAGCAGCACCAGATGCAGTCATGGAGATCAAACCCGCTGCTACATTCACCTTAAAGGCACCAGCACCGACGTTAAACGCTGCGCCTGCCGCTGCCACGTTAGCAATAAATGGTCCAGGTGTTGTAATAGTAAATGGTGGTAAACCTCCAGTAATAGCAGGAGACTGGACAAATGTGATTGGTCCACCAACAGTGCAAGTATAACCACCAAGTCCAACTGGTGTAGTCAGGTTTACATCCTGAGTGAGGGTTGATGTGGACATAGTGATAGCATTTCCTGCGTTAATAACATGCTCACCCCCAGAGAATGTAGACGTGCTGTATAAGTTCTCGTAACTACTACCACTCAACTTACAATCTCTAGCACCCAACTCAAAGTTAATGCAATTAATTTTAATTGCAGCACCACTAGTATTCAGATCAAGATCAGATCCAAAATTGATCGTATGCTTTTGAATAGTGCCTGCATCTTCTGCACCCTTTCCTTCGTTATCAACTGTCTTAGCAGCACCTTGAGCATTCATAAAGAAACCACCACCGACTTCAATATGGCAATCTCCAGTAATCTTCAAACGATAATCGCCATCGATGGTGATGCAATTGTCTCCATCGATAGTTTTACAGTCATCACCATGCACTTCTTGTGTATGGTTTCCAGGGTAAGAAGTATGATCAGAGACAAAGTTTTCCTGATCATTTTCTGTGCCAGAACTCTTTTTCTTGTATTTCTTGACCTGCTCATCAATTTCTGCTTCAGTCAGATCTGGATTTTGCTCTCTAAATTCTTTCTTTGCTTTGAAATCTGCGAGAGCACTGTTGTTAGACTTAATTGATGTGGTAGTTTTACCAGAAGAATCTTTCTTGATTGTTGCTTGTCTACCAGGAGTGCCGAATTGCAATTCGTAAGCACCGTTGATAAAGTTTTTAGCAGTTGTTAGGTAGGGATCTGCTTCCTCAAAGAAAGAATCTAGGAATCCACCACCAGAGTCACCACCACAATCACCATATCCACTACCTAAAGGAATCGCAGCAAGGGCAGCAGGAGTACAAGATGTGGTGCCAAAGAATGGATACCAACCGACATCATCTTTACCACCACTGGCCTCTCTATCACAACCAAAATCAAATAGACTCAAAAATAGAGTTAGAAGACCAGTAAGACCACCAATACCATTTTGCAATACATCCATTCCAGCAGAAAAAATCTGCGATCCAGATTGCCAAGCATCAATGATTTCTTTCGCTTGCTCACCAAGTTCTACAATACCCTTAACAGTATCAACAACACCCATGACTTGACCAAGGATATCTTGGACTGTGCAAATGATAGAATCGATCATTGATTGCACACCTTGTAGTGCTGCTTCTGCCTGAGAAATTAATCCACCAACGATACCCTCAACAACACCAAGCAAACTACCAATTGCGCTATCAATATAACCAGAAAGATTACCATCTAGAGCACAGATAGCAGAAAGAATTGTTGAAATTGCAGTTTCAATTGCAGTAAATGTTGCTCCAGGAATACCAAGGAATGATGCAATAGTTTCAGCAGGAAGTTGAATTGCCTGAGCAAGAGCATCTAATTCTTGTCTAAGTGCAGAAATAAGTTGAGCAAATACTGCACCAAGAAAGTTTTTGATTTTTCCTAGTAGTTTATCTGCAGATACAACTTTATTTTCAATTACATCAATGAAATTGCCATCATCACTTCTAATAAGAGTTCCAGCAGAAGAGGCAAGATCTTCAACAAGATATGTCAGTTTATATTCAAGCATCTTCCAGGGACCACCTGTGCCTGATGCTGCGGGAATTGGTTTGGATGGTGTTGTTGGTTTCTGCGAATTCATACTGGATCCGCTAACACCAGGAGCATTGCCAAGGTTTGCGGGAGATCCCGCAGATCCAGGTGTTACGCCATTATTAGGAAGAGAAACGCTATTATTATCTACAGGATCTGAGTTAGTAGGACTGATTGTATTTGTTGATCCTGTCGGCATTTTTGCTGCGTTTGGAGCAATCCCGTCAGGCACATCCTGTCCAGTAAATAAAAATTGCTTATCGGTAGATTGCTCACCCTTTCTAGTACGCAATACACCCATAACAACAGGCATTTGAGCATTCTCACCGTCAAGGAAAAATCCCATGACAATAGCGCCAGGTTGTAATTGACCTGAGGACTCACCTTGCCCATCATTTCCTGCTTGAGCAGTTGTCTGTAAAACAGTTGCCCAAGGAAGATCTTTGGTCGGGAGATTTGAAGTGCTCTGACCGTTAGGATCGGTGTAGTAATTCAATACACGCACCTTTACTCGACCAACGTTTAGAGGATCTTCATTATCTTCAACCTCTCCGACCCACCAATAGAATCCATCCTTCCCTACGAAGTTAGTATTCTGCTCATTAATAATACCGTCAACAGACATTGATTTGTATATCTCCTAGTTGAATTTATTTATCGTTGTAGTCCAGCGTTGTATGCATCATAAGAATTCTGTCCCATGATGTTGAAAGATACAATTGTCCTTTCTTTTGTGCTCTTATTCATAGGACCCTCATGCAAAAGATATGATGGAAAGATAACCAAATCTCCCTCTTTTACAAAGGGTTGATATTCCAAAAGATCTCCTGTTGCAGGATCATTAAATGGAGAATAAAACTTAGTTGCTTCATGACATGCAGGATCAAACTTTAAATACAATACTGCAGAAAATCCTGTAGCACCATGCTGATGCACATTATGATAATCATATTGCCTAGCAGTTTCTGTCCAGGCATTTGTAATTACAACTGGACATGGATACGATTGCTGAAAGTCTGCAACTTCTTCTTTAACACAGTCGCTCAACTCATCGAGATATGGCGGCACTGCCTGATCTCTCTGATATGACATGAAATCTGTATATTCTCCCGTTGGAATCTTATCTAACAACGGTTTCTTCTTCTCTTCCCAGTTACGGATAGAATAGTGCTTGAGATTTACTTGAAATATTGGGAATTCCATAATCAATTATAGCAAATGGGCGAAGAGGGGATCGAACCCCCGACCGACTCGGTGTAAACGAGTAGCTCTACCGCTGAGCTATTCGCCCTCGTTTAAATTTATACATCAGAGTCCCACCAAAAACTTTTTCGCCTTCGGCATTGTAACCCAGATCTCTACTATCTATACCGTCTCTAGTTAAGTGTATTTCAGGTACGACAGTAACGTTTTCTCTGACGAAACACTGACCAGGATTTTTTAATTTTCCGTGCCAAGCATTGTCTTTGAATGTGAAGATCATATCACATCCTTCTTGTCTTGTCCAGTCTAAAGAATAATTTTCTACTATAACTTCAGTGTCAGATACTTCGACAATTTTATGGTAACGATGTCGATATGGATTGCCTGGTCCCTCTCTTCTGTAGTAATGTTTTGATTCGTATCCGCCATCAATCCTTTCCCACAGAAGACAAATTTGAGAGAATTCTGTGGGATGTGATTGTGCTTGGGATTTGTTATCGTATAGACCTAAAAGGTAATTTTCAAAATTAGTCGTCATAGACTAGACACTCAGGCTCGCTAGGATTCTGATCGCAGAATAGTTCTAGGTATGATGGATCGTGATGATCGCCTGCTTCGATTTCTTTCTTATGGTGCTCAGCATATTCTTCTAATTCATGCAATTCGCCTTCAATGTGACGACGCATTTGTGGATTTGTTGTGGGATCTTGAAGGATTTCCTTGTCCTTCTCGATGTGTGCTTCGATGCTTTCCATATTGAGTACCTCCTGTTACTATTTATCATTGTCGGGGATAGAATCCCTATAGAGGAGCATTTCGGTCGATAGGTGCTTACCATCAAACTTATGTCTGAGGCCAGCAATTATATATTTTCCGCTATACTTTCTATCCACAACTATCTTATCATTTTTTGGTTTAGTTGCTGGAATCTTAATATCAACTCCATATCCAGAATATAGATCAACATTACCAGGAACAGTCACTAAAAGTTGTAAATTTTTAAGAGACTGCACTCTTAAGTGTTGATATGCTTGCATTTCTGGAATTTCATTATATTGAGTATTTTCCCCATCTCCAGTATCAAAAATTCTATTTGGTAAGAAACTATATCTAATTCTCCTAGGTGTGAGAACCATAGTTTTTACACTTTCATCGAAAGATTCTACTGGATTTGATCCAGTCAAGTGGGACATCTTCTTCCAGGTATCTTGAATTGAATATTGATACTGCACATCAGAAGTCCTGTTTTCAACAGATACTTTTGAGTTGGGCACTACAGTAGGATCTAATCCAACACTATGTCCTGCCCACGCACCATTTCTCAATCCTACTAGATAATTTCTTTCATTTGGGAATACAATACCTTCGATTTTTAAATCATCAGTGCCACCGTCATCAGTCCTTTTAGGTTCGTATGAATAACCATACAGTTTTGCTGTGCCTGAAGATACATTTGTATCTTTATCAGTTTGACTGTTAACATCTTCAATCATTTTATCAATTGATTTAAAATGATATCCCATTAGATTTTCCCAAAAGAGAAATCCATTCTGAGCATTTCCTGATGATCCCTCTCTAACAGATCTTTGACATATCCAATAGATCGTATCAAATGCTCGCCAATTAGTAGCAATAAAGTTGTGCCTATTTGCAGAATTTTCAATAAACTTCTTTTTATCTGTCCCTATAAAAGTTTTAAGAATATCCTTAACAATATCTTCAGCGGATGCATCTTTATCAAATATGTTGCTTGATGATCCAAAAAGATTAGTTGCCTCGTTTCTTAAAAATTCAAAACTAACGCATTTAACAATATAGGATTCGGTATTACCCGATCTTGCTCTGCTTTCAATTGCATAAGCAAACATCGAGTATACTGCCTGACCATGCACTGTGTCAATCCTTATAACCCATTCCTCACTGCCAGTTAAAGTATTGACCAATCCTGCGCTATCTTGAAGGACAATCTCTGCTTGGATTGCAGAACTATCAATACCTTCTTGGACAGTGCAAGCCATGACAAAATCTTCTAGATTTGTAGCACCATCGTTATTTTTTACATAAGATCCATCTCTCCTTAATTTTAAGGAAAAACTTACGTCGTTAGCGGTATCTCTTACAATTGACATTAGCTAAACACCTTTAGAGGGTTGTTTGAAGAATTTAGTGAAGAAACCAAATCTGATTTCGTAGATCCCCCAGTAGAAACTATCTGAGGTTTCTTTGATGCAGCAGCATTTTGAGCAGATGCAACTTGCTGCAGATTTTGCTGTGCAACTGCTTGCGTCTGCTGATTCTGCAATGCTGCTAGTTTTTGCATTTCAGCGACAACTTGTGCTTGAGCACTTCTTCTATCATTCTTTGCACTTTCTACATTTTGTGTGCCTTGTTTAAGATCTGATGTAGAAGAAGATGACAATGGAGAAAAAGCACCTTGCAGATCTTTGATAATACTATTATCAGCAGAAATACCATTACCAGATCCAAAAGCACTAGACAATTGATCTGCTAGTTGACCAAATGCCACTGTAGGATCTGAAGAGAATGAGAATGAGGGAGATGAAGAATCAGAAGATTCTCTTTGTGCTGGAGTTAGATCTTCTGCAACAGATCCTCCTCTGTCACTTGCAATTTGCACATTATCAAGAGTGAAATCTTCACCACCAGCACTTTTACCCTTTGCTTTAAACGCTGCTGCAATAGCATCAGTATATTTGGTTCCCTTGGTGCCGAAACCATCAGCACCAACTTCCCCTGTCTTCATCCATTTCTCAGCGCCACCCATGCCTTGATTATGAGCATAACCAAGAATCTGAAGTTTTCTCTCTGGCGATGCCGCTTTATACTCAGGGACGCCCATCAAATATGAGTGATTTGCCTTGGTAAATCCAGCAAATAAAGTTTCTTGCAGTTTAGGGTCCTTTCTAAACTTCTCCCTAGCAGATGCACTATGACCAGGATCTGAAATCCCAGCATGTCTAGCACCATCCGTTTTCGCAGCAGCACCTAGTTGATAGCGACCATCATAATGATTATTAGATCCACCTTTGATGTCATATCGTCCACTGGATTCGATATCCGCAACAGTATGTCTAAAAATATTCCACTGCTCTTTTGTGAATCCCATCGAATTCACAATACCCATATTAGCAGGTTGAGATCCTGAAGGTTGAGTAGATGGTTGACGACTAGCACCATCTTTAACCATAGCATCAGCAAATGCTAAGTGTAAGTGATGCGGATGACCACCATATGGAGCACCTTTACTACCTTCTCCAGCAAACCATGATCCCCATCCATCATGAATAATTTGAGTTAATTTAAATTGTTTTCTGTTTTCAAATACTTTTTGTGCGAGTTTTTTTGTCCTTCCTAACCAATCACCAGCTCTCCAGTCAGTAACGTCAATAGCAAGATTCTTATAGTGTGCTGATCCAGAAGAATGACCACCAACTCTAGAATTACCTGCGGGATTAAATCCTTTACCAGTATTTGCACCAGACCCAGAATAATTATTTTTAGTGAAATTGGGGTGCTCAGCAACTGTGAATCCCTTCTTAAGAATTGCCTTACCAACACCAATTACTGCCTTCTGTCCTCCACCTTTATCTTGACGATCAGTGCCTTTATTAGTAGATCTTTCAGTTGATGTTTGTGTAGGACCACCTGCAGCAAATCCCTTGAGCATACCACCCAAGTCAAATCCCATTCCCTGTGCTTCACCAATCCTCTGCTGTGTTAATCCAGGATTAGTTTTAGTTGCAGGGGTATCGAGAGGAATGACAAAACCACCTGCAGCACGTTGAGCAACATATTCTGTGCCGTGACCGATGAATGCAGTAGATTTCCCGCCATCTAGTGATACAGGATAACCTGATTGAGGACCACTAATCCATCCACCTTTAGCATACTTTCCAAATGGTCCACCTTTTGCAAATTCACCTAGAGCATCTTCAATGCTGGAAGTATCGGCATTTGCTCCGTCTTGACCAGGATCGCCGTCGTCACCGTCTTCACCGTCTTCGCCCTTGATTGCATTATAAAGTAATAAACCAGCACCCACAAGCATTCCTGCTTTTCCAAGACGTTTAAGTGTGCCTCTGAGTGATTTCTTTGCTCCTTTTAATCCACCAGCAAAACCTTTTAAAACATCTCTTAAATCATCTATAAGTTTTAAAGGATTCTTTAAATATCTAATTGCTGTAAATAACCCAGCAAAATTTACAACTGCACCGAAGAAATCTCCAATCTTCTCCCACCAAGACTTATCATCTCTAAACAATTCATACAGATTGTCTATCAGACCTACAACTCTATCAGTTACAAATCCAGAAACTGCCTTAAACAGATCAACCATTACGTTGACAGTTCTTTTTATCGCTTCTCGATTTTCTTCTTTACTCAACCATTCTAATGCAGGTTTGGCAATTGCCAACATCAAAAAATCTTTTACAAGATTAAAGATTGCCTCCAAGAATCCAGGCATCTTTACCTCGGCAATCTCATTATCAACTAATCCAGTAGATTCTTCATCTCTTTCCTTTACACCTGTATATCTAGGAATAAATGTAGGCTCAACAGATTTACCAATGTTATCAAATAATTTTTGTTGCGTAGTTACAAAATCAGTTAATACATTAGCAATAGAATTTAGTGTTGTCCCCAAATTGTTTAGGGCAAGCACATTTTTGTTTATACTCTTTGTAAGTTGTACAGTATTACCCTTCTTGACCTTTGTTGATGAAGATCTAACGGTCTCTGGTTTTACAAACTTGTAAAAATTAATCTTGGCAGGTTTCTTAATTACTGTTGCCATTACTTATCAAGCAAGGGTGAGGGTCTGCTAACTACAACTTCCTGAGAAGTATTTATTGGATATGCGACAGGGACTGCCTGAGGCATCATAATTGGCATTGGAATGGGGACAGATGTCTCCTCACCTTTTATAATTGCATACTGAGTAGAGAATTTGTAGTTGCCAATTGTAGATTTAGGTGCGCTGACCACCTTCGGTGCTACTTGTTTTGTAACTGGAGAATGACCAGCAGTAGCAGGAGATACACCACCGACATTAGTTTGATTGATTCTAGAAGGTGAAACACCACCAACATTTGCCTGATCTCTATTTACAGAGAAGACATTACCCACTGTAGTGGGATTGAGTATCGAAGGGGATGGATTACCATAACTTGTTTTGGGTGTGCCCTTGAGTAATCCACCTGCTGCTTTTACTTCTAAAGGTTCTAATTTAGGGAGACGTTTATCCATCTCAGCTTGCTGATCCTCAGAGTATTGAATTGGTTGAGAAGGATCTCTTAGAATTGGTCTAGAAGGTTGATCTGGAAATAGTTTTTTAGCGACAGGATCTTCAATCTCAGTTAGACCAGGGAAACCTTTTGCTACTGCTTCCAAAAGTTTTGCAGCAATAAATTCACCAGCAACACCACCAACAGCACCAGTAATAAATCCAGGGACCCCACCAAAAGGAGCACCAATAGCAAAACCAGCAGCATATCCAAGCAAACTACCTAAAGAAGTAACTATTGCATTAATTGGAGATTCGCCAAATACACCATAATCAAGTAAAGCAAATAATGCAGCAATTACAGCATCAAGTCCTCCAATTTTAACATTCTTTCTTGCGTTTCTTAAAAACTTAAATCCTTTTCTAGTAGCAGGATTTTGGACTACTCCGTTAAACAGTTTAACTAGTGTCTTACCAAATGCTTTGCGCGTTGAGTTTGCACCCTCAAGCAGAGCTTTGGGATTTTTTACCAGATCAAATACTTTTTTGATAGTATCATCTTTTTCAATGATTGGTTTTAAACCATCCTTTAATTTCTTTCCTACAACATCTTTTAATTTAGCAGGATCTTTTGCTAACTCAGCAAGATTACCAATTTGTTTTCCAACACCAGCACCCCAATCATAAACACCTTTTCCGATTCCTTTAGCACCTTCAATAAATGCCTTGCTATTCTTCGACCACCAATTACCAATAGCAGCGAAGCTTTCCTTGCCTCTCTGCATAATGCCTTTAGTTGCTTCGGTAGTGCTATTCCAGAATCTTTGGAATATATTGGGTTTTGCTCCAGGCACATCAACAGCAGAAGCAGTCTTTCTTGCTTGCTCTAATTGAAATGGTGATAGTCTTCTACTCGCACTTGAGTCTGCACCAGGAGGTCTTCTAACACCTCTTCCTCTTTGACGATTTCTTCTCTGACGATTATTTCTTCGATTATTTCCTCTATTGCCACCACCTTTCTCACCACCCATTCCTGTAATAGCATCAACAATACCAAGAATATCGGTAATGATAGAAAATGGATTCATCAGGTATTTCAACCCGATAACACCTAATAAAATACTTCCAAGACCTTTGAGTCTCTCCCACCAACTATTCTCTGGATCTGTTAATTCTTTAAATCCCCCAAGGATGTTATTGACTCTATCTTCTACAAACCCCTTTAGGACGCCAAATACATATCCTGCCTTCTCCAAAAAAGTTTTTAACTTTTCGCGATTTTCTTCATCGGCAAACCATTCGATGACTCCCTTAGCAATAAAAATCGCTGCAATATCTTTGAATATATTTGCAATGGGAGCAAATGTCCTTCCAAACCAATCCGCAAAGGCGTTTCCTGATGATTCATCTACATCAAGATCTTCCTCTTCTGCTTGCTTATCTCTTTGACTTGGAGTCTTACTTTTTGCACGCTCTTGGACTGCTTCTGCCTGTAAATCTCTCTGGCGTCTTAACTTCTTTCTTTTCTTTTTATCAGTCTCTTTCTTAAATACTAATAATGATTTATTTGCTTCAGTCAAAGAAACAAAAATATTACCAATCCCTTCTACAGTAGATCCAACTCGATTAGTAGCAAGCAGTTGTTTTCTTGCAGCTTTTACCTCAGGAGCTGCTGCTGATGCAACTCCAGGGTTTACAAATTTATATGCTGCGATCTTAGCCAACTTGCTGCTCCTTGTAACGTCTTTCTTCTTCTTTTAAGAATGCGATTAACATATTAACGTAGATTTCTTTTTCCCAAGGCATCAAGTTTTCAATGTATTCAATATTCCACTTGTGATGATGCATCAAAGCAAAATTAGATTCATAATAATTCCTAAGATTATTATGTAGAAGGGCTATGCGAAAAAAGATGCCAATCCTTCTAATACAACCTCACTTTCAACACCAGTATTTGGATTTCTCACTTTTACTGTATGCGATAGTTTAGGCATAGTTTCAAAGAACTCTTGAATCAACATAAATTGCTTTGAATTCATCGATTCAAAAAATTCAACCAACTCCTCTTTAGGTGTGTCTTTACATAGATAAACTTGATTTTCATCGGCAATGGTCTCAGCACAAGATGCTGCCATTTCAAAAATTTGCTCCATTTCACCGCCTTCACCAGTAAGATTTGTTTTCACAAACGTATCTAAACTAGGATAACCCATGGTAAGAGCGACTTCATCATTCAATTTGAATTCCTTTTTATGTTTGGGATCCTTTTTGATTTTGATGTCATCTAGAGGAATACTGACCTTAACTGTAGTCTCGTCATCATCAGGACAAGTGACCATCACATCAACATTTTCACCAACTGAGCTAGTGCGAATCTTTAGAAAAAGATACTCAATGTCAAATGTAGAAAGTCTTTCAACACTCTTTAGATCAGTACATGCAATTAAAATATTTTTAACTGCATTAAACATATCCTCTTGCTCACCAGTTTCCATCGCCAAAAATAGAAGTTTTTCTTCTTTAACAAGAAATGGTCTATATTTCACAGTTTTGCCTGTGGAGGGCAACTTCAAGTGATATTCAGGTACATTTAACTTAGGTAATGCCATAGGAATTCAATTCAGTATTTTTATTTATGATCAAGAGTTAAACCTATCTAAACTGAGATCTGCTGTTAATCCAACCTCTCCTGTAGCTAAGTAAGAACTACCAAGATTGTCAAATTTGTCTTGTCCAAAGAATCTATATCTCTCGTAGTAGAAACCAACATCCATCTTCAGAATTGATGCTGTATCATTACTAAGTGTCATAGATCCGATATTGAATGGAAATGCATTTCTAATATCGTAAACACCAACTAGTTGATCATCTCTGTATCTTTCAACATCAGAGATTTTTACGCCGAGTTTTTTCAAGAAGTTTTTAATCTCAGGGGGGAGAGTAATTTTTGCACCTCCACCTCTCTCCCACTTAAAGATGAATAAGTTGGGACAAACATAATTTTCATAGTAGTCAGTCATCTGATTTGCATCAGAAGACATTAAATTAATCCACCTTTCAAAAATCATCCTAGTTTTATGACTTCTAGGCATTGTGAAAGTAATGTTTATCTGACTAAATGTCGATGAAGTTGCGTAGTTAAATGATGACCCAATATTAGTAATCTGCCCAGTGGTTACTTGCTTACTTGGAAGATTGATGTTGTCAGCATAGAAATTTAAGTAGTTTGCGTTATCCCCAACCTCTAACTCAAACTTACTTTTCTGAAATGATGTCCCACTCCTAAAAATAGCAGGAGTGGAAAACATTGTAGAATATCTGTTATTGAAGCTGGGGTTATTATCATTACCCTTAAACCACTCAGAAAATTCAGTTAATCTTGCCCTTGGGGACTGTTTTGATCTTCTTTCTAAGTCTGCCATTTTAGACCTTTAATTCTTTTTCGGTGATCAACATAAACTGCCAATTATTGTCTTTACAAAACTCTTCTGCTGCCTTCCACTTAGCTTGATTCACTGCATAAGTAACAACTTCATTGATGTATTTCTTAGTCATCCTTTTTTGAGTTTTAGGTTCTTTAGTCTGTCTAAGAGGTTTCACTTCTACCAGATATTTTTTATTCCCAATTTTTACATAAAAGTCAGGAAAATATCGGTGTCTTCTACCATCAACGGGTGAGATGTAAGGAATGATAATCTCTTCACTGCCCCATTCTGTGACACTTGGTGTAATATCACACCATTTCATAAATTTATACTCCCATGAGGAGCGATAAATGATATTTTTGGGGTCACCTTGATACTTACGAGGAAAGGAAGGTGTATAACGTCCTTGATACCTCATAAATAAAATAGTAAATGCGTAAATCTATTTAGGTGGCTTCTACAATTCTTAAATATCCACTGAAGAATCCCGTTGAAGGTGATTACTTAGAGAGTGAATTTGCACCAACAGGTAGAGTTGATTATTTGAGGATTCAGAGGTTTCGTATCAACTATACTGAATCCCCTAGTGGATACGGTGGGTCTAATCTTCCAGGAAATAACCTCTCCACAACTTTAGATCAGAGTATTGCATATTTGTCAATGCCACAAAATCTGTCTACTAATTATGGTGCAGATTATGATCAAGTGCAAATGGGTGGACTTGGCGTAATGGCAGCGCAGATGGGTGGAGCGATCATGAATGGTGGAAACACCGCAGATCAGATTACATCAGCACTGCAATCAGCAGCATCTTCGGCATTTCCAGAGATGGCATTTAACAAAGGTGCAAGCATTACACAAAGTCTTGGATCTACCCTTGGACTGCAAACTGGAGTGACTGGTGGTGCTCTTCAAGCATTGACAAAGGGAAGAATTATGAATCCCTTTACCGAGCAAGTATATAATGGTATTCCTTTCAGGAATCATAATTTTACATTTAAAATGTTTGCTCGCAATAAAAGTGAAGCAGAATCTATTCTTTCTATTATCAATTACATGAAAATGGGCACAATGCCCCAATTAGGAGATGCAGACTCTAATGGTAATAGTCTCTCTCAGGGAACTAGTGGCAGTGGATCATCCAGAGAGACGAATGCAAACACAAACGGTTTTAGTGCCACTTCTACTCAATCTACAATTAATGCAACAGGAAGATTCCTAAGAGTGCCCGATAGATTCGCATTAGAATTTGTAAGATTGGATCCCAAATCTGATACGATTACTAGACTCCCCCACTACAGATTCCATCCTTGTGTATGCACAAATGTTAGTGTCAATTACACTCCTGATGGTCAATATGTATCATTCAAAGATGCTATTGCAGATTTGACTATGGATGAGACTACAGGTGGCACTCAACTATTAGTTCCTGCAGTTGAAATGACTCTCCAATTTGCAGAAACAAGAATTATGACTCAAGACGACGTAGTTGCAGGATTCTAAAATGGCAAGATTCTTTTCCCAGTTACCTATACACTTTGTTGCTGATGCAAAACCAGATGAGCAAATAACTTACACAGAAGTAAGGAATATCTTCAGAAGAGTGGTTTTAGAAGAAGAAATGCAGAAATATGCAACTGCATTTGAAGAATTTTACATTCCTGAAGGTGTAAGACCCGACAACGTTGCACAACAATTTTATGGAGATCCTGAGTTAGATTGGATTATTCTAATTTCAAATAATATTACTGATATCTACTCACAATGGCCAAAGAGTGAAGCAAACTTAATTGAATATGTTAATAGCACTTATGATAATCCAGATAGCGTCCATCATTATGAAACCTACGAATTGAAAGATGGTGATATAGTTGTTGTGCCTGGTGGATCTGAAGTCAATGAAGATTATAGACACACAGATTTAGATGGAGATCTTGTTGCCAAAGAAGAATCTAGATATCCAGTCTCAAACTATGAGCATGAAGCATATATAAATGATAAAAAACGTCTAATATCTATTCCAACTAGCAATCTAGTTGACTTCTATGAAGAGCAATTCAGAGATTTGGTAAATTATCTACCAAATAGTCAGTTAGATGATAAAAATCGTAAAAAGACTCCAGTGTCTCTCGCATCTGCATTTATCGATAGAAACTCCTTTAGAAGAAGTGCAGTGCCAGTTGGAAATCTTGCAGGTAGTGGCGGTGGATCTTCGCTGAGCAGTGTCGCTGCTACTGGGACGACAACCACTGTTACAACTGTAACCACCACTCAGCCAGACGGTGCCACTACAGTAGAAACTACAACAACTACAGAACCTTCTTCTAGCAGTGGATCTAGTAGTAGTGGATCTACCAGCAGTGGATCTTCTGGATCTACCAGCAGCGGATCTAGTGGTAGTAGTGGATCTAGTGGTAGTAGTGGATCATCTGGATCCAGCGGATCGGGTTATGGATACTGATCCTGAGTTTTATAATCTAGACATAACAAAAGACGGACTTGCATTAATTTACAAGTCCGTCTGTTTCCATTTGGAAAAATGGTCTGGGGGTGATCCTAGAGAGCAGGAAGCACTTTTTCAACTAAAAGATAATTTATTTCGTCTTATTTTGGAAAAAACCTTAGAAAGTTAATTTTTGGCGGGATTTTTTTTCCGACTTTCTGGGAAAAAAAAGTTGATTTTGGTTTTAGTGGCGATGCCAACGCCTATAGCATGGCACCCTTACTGTTTCATAGTAATACTCAACGAAGTAACCTCTTCGATCACGGACTTCCCGATAGACTTCCTCAGTGCATATCTTCCTACGTTTTGGACGATGATAGTGATGATGATGCTCTACCCCAAAGGGTTCCCAGAATTCTTTCCATGTAATAGCATGAGAAGGTGATGCTGTGAGCAATATTAGAGGTAGAGCAAAAAGTTTCATGAGATTTGATACGGTTGAGGCGTTTGGTGATGACAAAACATTTCCCTAACATTAACATCCACAATCTCTCTCATATATTCTGGAATAGATGTTAGAAAACTATTCGTACTATATCTAACTCCAGTTTCGATTGGTGTCACCTCATGGACCCAGAAAAAATCTGCTGGCCATATCATCATTTCACCTTTAGAAAGATGGACTTCATGCTCACCATTAAAAAATTTAAATACTCCGCCAGTGTAGTCGTTATTTAAATTAAATGTTACACTACCATATGCGAATGGAGCATGGTCAGAGTGTGGATGTATTTTACATCCTTGCTCATATTTCAACAATCTATATGTATGAGAATACATGAATACTTGTCGTAAGCAAGGAATATGAAAGCAATTAAATGAATCTAAATGTTTGATGTATTCATTAATTGCTTTCTCTGTTTTTTTGAAAATTAAATTATAAGAGTCTGTATTCTGATTTAATTCAATTCTATGAAATGATGAATAAGTATCTTCACCTGTATTTGCATGTATGCAATGCTCATATGAAGACTCTGATTTTCTTTCTTCGTATTCTGCAACTAAAGAATCGCATTCATCGTCCGAAAGAAAGTTTGGCACTCTATAAATTAAATCAAGAATATCAAACTTCATAATTACTTCTCAGTTTTTTTGTTGAAACCAAAGGGACCAAGTTTATCTTTCACTCGGTCCTTAATCACCTGTGCAGACAGTGCTTCCATAACTTTTAAAACATCTTCCGCTTTAGCACCCAGTTGTAGACGCTCTTTTACGAAATCATATTTTTGAAAGAACTCGTCAGAGACGAGTTTATAATCATCAACGGTAATTGGGTCAGTCATCAGTCCTCCTCAGCAAGTTTAGCGAAGTAAGACATTGCGTCCTCTTCATCTTCCACAGGTGAGGAAGCAACTGCCTTCTCTCGGAAGTTAGATACTTCTTCTCCCCAAGGCTTGCTGGGAGTGATGTCAGAGTCATTGAAACCACCCACAGGGGTGTCAAATACTGCTTCATCTTCCTGCGTCTCACGATCAATGCGAGGAGCAGGTGCAGGTGCCTTACCAAGCACCAGATTCAGACGCTGCTGAAGTTGCTCGTATGTCTTAAAGTTTTTAGGATCTTCAAACTCAGCGAGAGAGTATGCCTGCTTCCAGATAGACTCAAGACGGTCGTCAGAATAGTCACCGAGAGTGCCAGGAGATGCAAACTCAGACTTATCATAATTCCAGTAACCATCGACCTTGCGGATCTTCAGTTTGAAGTCAGCACCAGTCCAGAAGTTAAAGGGATCAAGAGGAGTCTCATCTGCAAATGCAGGTTGCATTGCTTCAACGAGTTTGTCAAAGATCTTCTTACCAAACTTGTAGAGGAAGACTTTACCCTCATTCTCAGGGTGAGCAGGATCGCTCACGATATAGATGTTGCTGTAGTAAGACAGTTTACGCTTCTGAGCACGAGCAGTCTCCTTATCGCGATCAGATCCACTATTCCACAGTTGACGATTCATCTCGCCAACGGGATCATCCTTACCAAGAGTGGTAAGGGAGTTTTCAATATACCACTGTCCACCAGGACCCTTAAAGGCATGACTCCAGATCTTTGCCCAGGGCATATCCTCTCCATCAGGAGCAGGGAGGAAACGAATGACAGCGTAACCGTTGCCAGACTTATCCAACTCAGGTTTCCAGAGACGCTCGTCAGGACCGCCCCCACCTTGAGGTTGATTGATTTTCTCGATCTCTTTTGTAAGTTTGGCAATCGTGTTGCCAGCGGCACTAGCCTTCTTTAGAGATGCAAAAGACATGATTGGATTCTCCGTATTAGTTGTGTGTTGTTGTGTGTTTGCTACTGGGTTATCGTAGCATACTATTTAGTCAGGGTCAACTTCCTGTTGTGCCGCTTTCTCAAGTGTCTGGATCATGGCATCCATACACTCAAGCAGGTTTTCGTATCCAAAAGCATTGCACAAGGAATTGATCCTGACTTTCATGTCTGCTGCCTCACTGTCTTCGGAAGCAGCAAGACACAACCTTCCATAGAAAGTTCTCTGTTTATCAATAAGAGTTTTGCATTCTTCAATGTGATTTAATTTTTCTACTCGTGACATTTTACCAAGTTGAGATGTCTTATTTGCTACGTCTTGATAAGTTTCAAAAATGTCCTGTAGATTTGTCTGGACTTGATCGGACTGAAAAAACTGACTCATAGTTTTGCCTTAATTGTCTCTAAAATTATTTTCTTATACTTCTTACAGTCGATAGAAAGAAATGGTTGATACTTTTGCACTTTGAGTTTAGTATCTTTCCACATAGGATCTGTCAATACTTTATCAACTCGCTTTACATATTGAAGACAGTGATCAAATACGACTAGGGTCTCAAGATTTACTTCGCCAGAATAATATCGTTTAAGAAGAATAGGATGCTTGCCTCTTTCTGCGTGGAATAGATTGTCAAAGTTTTCCTCGTAAGGAAATCCAACATCTTCTAAAAGCAAGTCAATGTCCTGTTTAAATTTATAAGTAAAAGATTCTTGATGGACCTTCCACTGAGTGTAGATGTCACTACTAAAGTTTCTAAGATAACCTTTACTATCAAAAATAAAGTTGGCAACAAAATAATCTAGCATCGCTTCACTAGAATACTTCGTTGCCAACTTTTTAAAAAAATATACATCGTTTCTTTTTTCAAAGGACTTCTCGCTTGCACGAGTTTTGCCTCTGTATTTCACATAATCATAATCAGGTTTTGTGAAGTGATTTTTTAATGCGAGATACATTTTATACACTTCAAATCCAGTCACAGTGGCAACACTCCTTTCGATGTTTTTTTCATGTAATTCATACGCTGCGCTTCATGTCGCAGTCTTTCCTTCAAAGGTTTGGACAAAAGTTTAGGAACAGTTTCAATCTCAATGTCATTTTCTTGACAGTAAGTGACAACTGCTTCAACATAAGTAATCAGTCCATGACTAGTCTTCACCAATCTCTCAATCTCCATCGAGAATTTGGTAGGTGTCATAAACTTTTCCTCAGGATTATCCTTTGGCATTTGCAAACTCTTCGATGTAGGATTTAAGTAACTGTAAATAGTCATCAAGATTGTACTTCTCAAACACTTGAATAGACCCGTCTTCAACCGCGATAAGTGTGACAATTTTCTTTACCTCTATGCCTGTCCTTTCTAGAAACATTGCAGCATAAGCAGTCTCTTGCACAAAGTAGTGCTCGATATGCTCTTCACTCTTTTCTTTAGTGGAGGTTTTGAAATCTACCACTGCCAACTCACCATCAAACTCAGCAATACAGTCTACACGACCAGCAAGACCAAGATAGTGAGAGTATAAAAAAGTTTCTAGGCAGTGAATGTTGTTAATACGGTTAAGCGTAGTCTTTGCGGACTGAAACATTCTAACAGATAATGGATTATTTTCCAAGTATTTGTTAACGTCCAGAGTCCCCCTGAAATGATCTTCTGCCATGCTGTGAAATGCTGTGCCACGTTGAGTAGCACGAGCAGTGATGCGATTTGCTTCAGTCTCACCAATACGTCTTCGCCATTCAGCAAAGAATTGTGCATTTTTAAATGAAGTGACTGAAGTCACGCTTGGATAATATTTATCCGCACCAGGGATGGGATAAAATCTTACTCCATCTTTACTCACAGGATCGACATCAACTTCGTTGACATCAACATCAATAAAATTAAACATTAAAAACCAAGATTGTATTTGTTGATGAGATACGATTTGACTAGACCCGATCTAACAATATCATCGATACCAAATTCAACACACGAAAACTCTTTCATGTTTTGAAGGATCTTAATGAAGTCTGCAATGCCAGACTTCTCATTGTCTTTGGTCAAATCTGACTGGGTGATGTCACCGCAGAGCATAATCTTAGAGTCTTCACCGATACGGGTGATCATCGAATCCAACTCATGGAAGTTGAGGTTAGAGAACTCATCGACAATAACAATAGCATTATCGAGAGTGACACCACGGATAAAACTAGTAGACCAAAAAGAAATAGTCTCCTGAGCTCTGAGGTTGTCATAAAGCATGTCAAATGAATTATCATCGGGCATACTAAACATGTATCTAACCATGTTTTTGTATGGAATCTGATAGAGTGCAGACTTATCTTCATGGTCTCCAGGAAGGAAACCAATCTCACGAGTCGGCACAAGTGACCTTACGATATAGATTTTATCATACGGTGTGTTTTCGTCAAGCACTTCCTGCAGAGCAAGGTAGAGCGTGATAAAAGTTTTACCTGTGCCTGCAGCACCGTGAAGCAAAATGTTTTGTCCCATTTGATACTGCTCAAAAACAGTCTCTTGATTGGGAGTAAGAGGATTGATAGGCACCATATAAGATGCATCAATTGGTTTCTTTCTTTTGATTTGTTTTGCAGACATGCCAGGTGGGACAGGAGGACCGCCGTTGTTACGCTTTCTTGCTCTAGCCATATTTAAGTAAATCGACTCAGGTTTGCACGGGGATGTGCTTTTTGTACTTTAGACATCACCTCTTTGAATCCATCAGATTGTTTGGGTTGACCATAGGTAGTGCCAGCGACACCCTCCATCCAGTCTTTATCCCAATCAGGATTTTCATCCTTCCAATCACAGTATTCTTTCATACTCATGGAGAGAGTTTTTTTCTCTCCAGTCTTTTTATTTATTACGGGGTAAGTAGGCATTAATCGATCCTCAATGATGGTTGTAAGCAGTCACAATCGTCTAGTTTCTGAGGGCATCCACAGTCGCCCTCAGGGCACCACCCAAGCGCCTCAGAGACGATTGGAAACTGGCAGATGAAGTGCTGCTTGCAGAGTTCTGCAATATCCATATGCTCTTTCTGGGTGCCGTTAGCAGTCCGCAGATTTATATAGTGGATCCACGAACGCAGATTGCCTGTCATGTAGAGTTTTGTCCCTACGGCGAGGGGAAGCACAAAACGAGCACACTCCTTTGCAATATCATCTTCAAGCATCTGCTGATACAAACGCATACCCTGCTCAAAGTGCTGCTGCATGAGGATCTCATACTTCTGCTTTAGAAAAGGATCAATATCATCAATAGAATTCTGACGATTCTTAGTATCCTGACGACGCAGCTCAGGCAGTTTGATGTCACCCAGTGCAGAGGAGTCTGCATAACGTTGGGAGAACTCTTGGAAGCAGAAGGACCTATGACGCAAAATTTGAGCTGCCAGTCCCCTGGTAGTCTGAATCTCCAAAGTCATTGTTGCTTGCTCAAACACAGACCAGTGTCCATGCTTAATGCAATACTTCAAAAGACCAGAGACCTTAGGGTTGTCCTGGTTTGCTGGATTGCTTACGCGAGCAATGTATCCAATAGTTTTCTCTGCATCAGGAGTTACAGAGACAAGACATACTTTCGTCATCGTTTGAATAAAATATAAGACATTGCCAGAAGTCCAACAGACTTAAAGAATCCAATAGAAGGAAGACTGAAGATTGCTGGCATCAACCAATTCCATAGTAGCATGAAGATAAGAGGTAGCGCAACCACTACACCAAATACAAAACCCAATTGCATTGCTGGTGATTTCTCTTCTTTCTCCTCTTCAACTTCTTCTTCTGCTGCTCTATTGTCAAGATAGACAGTCATTACTTTCTTTTTTGGTTTGAATCTTTTTTGGAAGAAGGATCTTGCCATAGTTTCGGATTTACTCTACCTTCAGTTTGTGTCATGTTAACAAAGTCACGACGATAATGATCCCAATAATGATCAAAGATATCTACTTGCTTAGCAGCAGAGCAGATATCAAACTTTGTAATACCGTCTTGCATATATTCTACGAGAAATGCTGTGTAAGGAAGTGATCGATCCTCTGCAAGGGAAGGATCACATTCCTTGTGAATCATTCTAATGCCTTTCCCCATCAGGAGCGACCTCCCCATTCAATTTGGGGAAATGCTTCAGACACAACCGCCTTTGTGATTCTCTTATACTTGTTTGAAAGTTGTCCATCCTTTACTAGGCAAAGCAACTCTGCTTCATCTGCATGAAGACCTTCTAGCAATTGGACAAACATACTTTCTCTCTTGAGAGAAGGAAGTTTTGCACCACCCTTAAAGAAACGATACAGACCTTTGTATTCATGCTCAAGACGAGTGTGATCTGTGCCAGCAGGTGCATCATTGGCAGTATAAGGGACTTCTCCCTCAGGCATTTCTGACACAACACTATCATCAAAGTTGATGATCAACAGTTGACGTAGTGCATTACTATTATGTTTTCGCAGGAGATTGATTTTCTCCTGCTTTGTTTTTGCATTACTAACTTTTCGTAGCACTTCAGATAGTAATAGTCTTGCAGAACTATTTGTTGTAGCCATAATTAAATCTCCTTAATCATTCCTCGTCATCGTCTAGGTCATCATCAGTCCAATACTGAATGTCAGGTCTTACATAGATTAATTCATCATGTAAGATATTACCATTTTCATCCAACATTTCTGGATGAGTTACAGATTTAGCGTATGCAGCATTCTCGATATAATCTTCGACATACCCCTTTGCTAACCAAGAAACAGTGATTCCTAAAATGAAAGCACCGATTGTAACTAAGACTGCTAATGCAATTAACATGGTTTCCCCTCCTTTATTGTTTGCAGTTGTTTTTGGAAACCAACCTCCTTAAGATAACTCAAAAAATATTTATAAACCCTCACACAATGTTGTTTTCTCTAAGATACTTTACTGTCTCTGTGCAACCACCAAGATTTTTTCCATCCATGATTACTTGAGGAAAAGTAGATCCCTTTCCAAACTTAGAGTAGAATTCACTTCTACTAAAGTTTCTATCCAACACTTGCTCTGTGAAGGGAAGACCTTTTAGTGAAAGGACTTGCTTAACTTGAGTGCAATATGGGCAACCGTTGCGAGTATATACAATAAAATTCATAATAACCTCTGAATAAAAAGGGACCTCATAGAGGTCCCATTGGGTGTTCCGACTTTTGTAGAGACCGCACGAAAGGTCTCATACTATATATCAGAAACTCCAGGTTGCACCGATCTTGGTACCATAACCGTTGTCAGCATCATCAACGCCACCAGCGAAGGAGAGCTCACCATAGACACTCAGTGCCTCGGTAGCAGCAACGCTAGCATAGACTTTACCAGACAGCACGGTGTCAGACTCACCACCGTCAGTTACGACGAAGGAAGGACCGATCTGAGCGCCATAGGACACAGCACCAGCATCACCAGCGTAGCCAACGTGAGCGTCTGTAGTCGTCCCAGTGTAATCCGAACCTGTGAATCCCGAGTTTGCCTCTACATTAACGTAGGGACCAGCAAGGGCAGGTGCTGCCATCAGAGGAGCAGCGGCAGCAAGTGCGATTGCAGTTTTGATCATTGTTGTTTACCTTTAGTTTACTTGCGGAATGGTTACCCGCAGATGGATAGGGACCCGACATGTCCCGTTGTTACAAATCGAAACAATTGGTTTCGATCACTTATTTATAATAGCAGAGACCCCTAGGATCTGTCAACTTGGTCTCGGCGGTCAGTTGCTTCTCGCAACAGAGTGAGTGCTTTTTCCTCAGTGATCTTACCTCTATCAAATCTTTTCTTGATACTAGTAATTTCTTCAACATATTTTTTCTGAAGAATTGCTTTCCTAGCACTAGCAATTCTTTCAGATCTATACCGCTCTGATGATACAGGAAATTCTACAGCGTAGTCTTCGTCTACGACAGAATCAAATTCAATCTCATCCTCAGTAAAATTTTCCTTTACTTCTTCGGGAAGATCTTCGTAATTAATTTTAGGTAGTTTCATTAGACTCTTTGAATGTCACAACTGTCATAAGTTCCTTGGACTCCTCCCTTTGATTGCTGATATGCTTGCTCTCCTGATCCACCTTGAGCAACAGATGTAATGTATGTGTTGTAAATTTGTTGTCTCAACATGGATAGAGAGTCAACAGGTTGAGTCCTGAAGTGATTAATCCAACCATCATATCCAGTCATACGACCTACATTTCTTAAAGTTGGTTCTGGATATCTAGTGATGTCCAAAATGTATGCTTGAATGATAGTTTCATGCAGAGCAGTATACGTTGTTGTAAAACCACTCGGAGAAGTAACTTCTTGTAAGGTGTATCCAGGTTTCAGAGTGTCAATAAACTCTCCTCTATCCAGATCACCATTATTATACAGCACATATCCCTCAAAACCAAGCCCATAAACACTCTCAACATCTCTCAGACTACAGTCTGTCCTATATCCATACAGCACAGCTTCTCTGGTATTCCAAATCATATTACCATTGCCATACTGATCTAGGTCTAGAGATGTCCTAATGATTTCTCCATCAGAATAACGGAGCACAAATGCACCACCTGCAGGATTACCATCCCAACTATTATCTGGTGGATTTCCTACTCCTGCCGCATTTGTAACTGTCATCGTGAGAGTATATGCTCCAGAAACAGCAGGGATTGCTTGAGTGGCACTAGTGCCATAACTGCCAGTAGCAATAGCAATCTGCGATCCATTCCAAGCAAATTCAACTATATTGTCACCAGAATATTCTAGAGTAAGGGTATCATTTCTTCGGACAAAAATCTGGAAAGTAATTGTTTGGGGTTGTTGGGGTAGAGTAGCAAATCCCTCCACCCAGATAGCATACTTATCCATAAAATCCCCCCATGAAGCCATTGAAGCCTTACCTCTACCATTGACAGGCACCCAATCTAGAGTTTCATCCTTAACACAAGGAGCACCTTGACAGATTTTAATATACCATCCACCAGGATTGGTTGCCCAATTCAAAGCAAACAAACTGGGATTATCACAGTCTGGAGGTAGTTTGGTAACAGAAGTAAATTTGTAGATACCGAATACATCACCAGAGTTAGCATATGTTGCTGCATATTGAGCAGGAGTTAATCCCAAATAATTACCACCGATTTCTGGAGCATCACCAACGGATCTGAATTGAATTGTTTGATTAGAGTTACGAGCAGATGCTGGAACCTCTACATTGTAGTCTGTCCAACTTCCATAATAACCATCATACTGTGCAAAAGAAATATCATAAAATTGTTTTGACCCAACTAATGTAACCCAACCTGTGCCAAAGTTTACCTCCAATACTTCATTAGCATCGTTAGGTCTTTCCCCACCATTAGTATCAGTGCCTGCAATACACCAGATTTTAAGGACATCTGTTTCAGACAAATCCAGTGTAACCGTTGCACTTCTATTAGCAACCAATGGACCAGCAGTAACAGTGCCGAAACTCAAATACTTTCCACTAGGACTATCATCAGGGACAACAAATCCTGACACTTCATTTAATCCAGTAGTATTAACTGTTGAAGATGCTACTTTTAATGTACCATTACAGTCATTGCCATCACCATCGTATAGACAAATTTCTGTTGATGATACCACATTGATAGTACCGTTTGCTGAATTTAAACCAGTGTATGTAATTGGATACGTTTGACCACCATTAACTGTAATAGTTCTGGAATCAAATCCCTCTCTGTCTTCGTCGGCAGCAACAACTTGAATAGTAAATTGCTGTTGACCAGCACGACCGCTTCTTGTAAAAGTTTGTCCAGCAATTTCAATAGTATCTACAGAAGTACCAGAAATGTCTGGGTTATCATCCCATTCAAAACGGATATCAACCTCACCACTACCCGATCCAGATATTAAAAGAGTTTCTGCATCTGAAGAGAATTCTGCACTGATGTTAGAAGAAGTTGATCTGATTTCAAGCTTAGCATTCTCATCAAATCCATTACTAGGATCATCGTCAATCCTCAGCGACTGTCCATTGCTAGCAACATCAATATCACTTGTAGGTGCATTCAGACCAGTATAGGTTATTGGATAACTTCCACCGCCACCACTACCACTTTGAGTGATTGTAGATCCAGCAATAGTAATGGAATCCACAGCTTTACCAGCGGTGGCAGGGTTATCATCCCATTCATAAGACCAAGTAACGCTACCAGTTCCATTACCAGAGACAACTAAATTATTTCCATCAGCAGAAAACGTTGCTGATACAGACAGTCCAGATCCAGGACCGTCTAACTCCTGTCTGATAGCAGTTCCAGCACCAGGATTTACACTTCCCCAATCAACACTGGTATCTACATACAAATCATTGATTGCAAGACCACCAGGAGAAGCATTTGTAACTTCTGCCCTAAGTGTATGTGGTCCTGCAGTAACTTGTTTGGAAACAATGAGTGGTCCAGTTGCCTCAGGAAACAGTGCAGGATTTAGAATTGTTGGGGTAGTGACTGATGCAAACGGAGTTGACTCATCATCAAAGTAAAACTCCCCCTCATCGTCAGCACCAATCTCAAAGAAATATAAACCATCTTCGTAAAATTGAATGGTATATGTAACTATCTGCCTTAGACATGGAAGAGTGCATTGTGCGGGGTTAGTCCAAACCCCATACCTATCACCATCCTCTGTCCACAATGACAATGCTGTAGGAGTGCCACCTGTCTCAGTACCTATGCTAAAGGTTGCATTACAATCATCTCCGCCACCGCCACCAGGAGATACGCTAATAGTAAATTCCTGAGATCCTTGGCGCCCACTTCGTGTCCAAGTTTGTCCACCAACTGAAATAGTATCTACAGCAGTACCAGAATCGTCTGGATCATCATCCCATTCAAGACGGAGGGTAACACTGCCGCCACCATCCCCAGTTATTGAAAGAGTTTCTGCATCAGTAAACTCTGCATTAATGTTGGAAGAAGTTTCCCTGATTTCAAACTTAGCATTCTCATCAAATCCGTTTGCAGGGTTATCATCAATCCTCAAATCCTGTCCATTCTGAGCAACATCAATATCACTCGTAGATGTATTCAAACCAGTATAGGTTATCGGATAATTTCCACCAATAGCACCATCCTTAAGACACAGACTATTTCCCTGCACTTCAATAGGAGAGTTTGCTGGGTTTAAATTACTAAAAGTTATTGGATATTGCTGCCCCGCTTCAACTTCAATAGTTGCGTCTTGACTACCTGAAGTTCCCGATCGAGTTAGAGTAATTCCAGCAACTGTAAGTGAATCCAATGCAACACCCAAAGTATTTGGATTATCATCCCAGGAAAGATTAAGTGTTAGAGATCCTTTACCCTCTCCATCGACAATGATGGTGGTGCCTGTAGGATCAAAACTAGCACTGATTGATCCTGGTTTGATTGCAATAACAGCGTTGACTGGATAGGTTACTGGATTTGATAGTGGATATGGATATCTTGTAATAAGATTACCAACTCTACTAAAAAATGTTACTGGTCTAATATTGATATCGGGGTCCCAAGGAATACAACTATATGCCTGAACACCAGGAACAAAGAAATCATCAGTAATTCCAAAGTCTGCAGGGAAAGGTATGACTGCAAGAAATTCAGCCTCCGCTTCACTTAAATCTGGTGTAAAAATATATGGTCCTGGTCTATCAAATACTGGTTGACAATCTACTAGATTGCCATCTTCATCTACATCACAGATAGTATATAATGGCCAGTTTGTTTCATCAATTGGAGGTCTTACCTCAGTAATGATTTGCGTTGCAGGTTCAGCAAGATCTTCAAGTCTTTGTGCTCTTTCATCAAGAGCAGCTTGATCGACTTCGATAATCGCATCACATATTGGTCCAGGTTGTCCTTCTGGATAATAAAACTGAGCCATTAATATTAACCGTTGATTTAGTTATTTATTTGATGTATCCATTCTCTCGCAACCATTGACGAGTCAGGGGTGTAGGATCATAATCAGTCCACATCGTCCCACGAGCACAGGACTCTAGTGCTTCCTGAGTCATATTTTCAGTCTTACCTGCCCAGGTTGCTTCCTTCTCCCATGGTTGTGCATGTGGAGGATAAGTCCGACGCACCATCTCTTGCCAGATCTCAGGTACTTCATCTTCAGGTTTGATGATAGCGATCATGTTGTTTTTGATCGTGCCTGCCATACAATCTTGAGCAGCGTGCCATCCTTCATGTCGGACAACGCTCATCAGGACATGTGGGCGATGCACATATGTTTTATTGAGATAAAAATGATTACTCACAGTGTGATACACACCACGATGACCGACTGGAAAATACTTTTCATCGGCAAGATGCACATCTACTCCAATCTTCTTAAAGGCAACCATGATTCGGTCAAACTCATCAGCAACTGGTCCCCAATTAGAGTCAGGAAATGCTGCGCGAAGATCATCAGAAGAAGTGATCTGCTCTACGTCCTTAGTGCATTCTTTGAGGAGCATACATCCCATGGCATCCATGGTGTAGTATCCCTTGGTAGGTTCTGCACTAACAGCAACGCCGTGTGCCATTCCAAACATTAGTCCAGAAAGAATTGCATTTCTAAGCATAATAATAGGGTTACTTGACTCCATTATTATAGCAAATATTATCTCCAATGACAAGCATATCCATTTCACTAGTTGCCAATAACTCTAACGCATCATCTGGTGATCCGCAGATGGGTCTACCACCATTATTTAAAGAAGTATTCAGCAGCATAGGAATGCCAGTAAGTTTTTCAAACTCAATAATCAATTGATGATAAAAATTATTTTCTTCAGTAACAGTCTGTGGTCTACAAGTGCCATCAACATGAGTAATAGATGGGAAAGATTGTTTATCTAATACATCCATAACATATAACATATACGGTGTTTCACCAGTCCAATCAAAATAATCAGAAACTTTATCCAATAAAACCGATGCCCCAAAGGGACGGAAGTGCTCTCTATGTTTTACTCTAGAGTTTAAAATATCCTTACCATCTTTAATGTCAGGTCTCATTAGAATGCTTCTATTTCCTAAGGCTCTGGGACCTATTTCACCATGACCTTGATACCACCCAACAATCTCCCCGTTAGCAAGTCTCTCAGCAGTTTCTTTAATTGTCTTTTCGCTAGGATTGTTTGGAGAAACATCAGATTGCCAAAAAGGAAATCCACTATTATCAAAAGGGTCTTGATCAAACATCTTTCTAAGAAATTCAACAATACCAAGAGACAATCCACAATCATTACAATGGGGTGGTATATGTAGATTTGGTCTCTGCCTTTTAATCATTGTATTAATAATTGTATTCTGTGCAGTTCCTCCACTGTAAGAGATCACATCATCAGATTTTGTATTGTTTAAAAAATGCTCAACATGAATTCTTTCTGATTCTTCATGTGCGTTACGAATAAAATTTACAACGTCTTGATATTCTTGTGTGTAATCAAAGTTATACCACAATTCGTTTAAGGTTTCAAAACTATATCTCTTTCCTAAAGAGTAATCTTTTCCATACCCTTTGAGTGCCATAACTTTCCCAGCGTGATCTAGGAGTCCACCATTTAGTCCAATCTCATTGCCAACTCTCCCAAGAATATCAGCAAAACTACCCCACTGATCTGAAGTGCGTTTAAATATTCTTTCATCAGATCTAAAAATACTATGGCATATATTACTATCACCCCATCCGTCAAATACAAAATCAATTGTAGTGTCTTTACTCAGAGGCCATACACTTAATGCATGTGCATAATGGTGATCGATCCTATAAACAGGACATTTAAATCCCATCCATTTAAATAATTTAATATCAATCTCTTCGTATAATTTTTCAGAATTACACTCTACATGAGGATGCCTATCACAATCTAATGAAATGCCAATAGCATCAATCTCATCTGGATTTACACCAATCGAATTAAATATATTTTTCCATCCACCCAAACGATTATATCCATAATGTTTATGTTGGATACTTCTCTCCAGGCAAAAATACTTTACAGTAATACCATCGGTATAAGTTATATTTGAATCGTGATCACACAAACGAAGACCTAAAAACTTCATAAAAAAGAGGGTCCTAAGACCCTCAGTATATCAGAAAAAACTATAGGCGTCAATTTTTTGCCGCGATTTTTTTTCGACTTCTAGGGAAAATCAAAGTGCATTTCCCCTGGGGAGGACTTCTTCTGGGAAGATAAAGTTCTCGTG